ATATGTTGTTGTTAAATCAGCTACGACTCCATGAGCAGCTTCGTTGCTCATTTCTAAACCGTATTCAACTACTAACATTTTAGTTTCAGCATCACCTATTGTTGAGATGTCAACTGTTTTGAAATCTCTTAGGTAAGATACTTTTGCAAAGTCAGGATCTACTAATAATAGTGTTCTTTCTCTACTAAAGTTAGAAGGTACTATTTTAAGCTCACCAAAATCTGATGCGTAAATAGAAACAGAAGCCTCTACTGTGTTTGCATCAATCATTTGTCTAGCTGAACTTCTACCTGTGAAACCAGAAATTACTTGCTTGTTTACAGGGCCACATATTGCCATTGAAGGCTCGCCACCATTTGTGAAACAAGATTGTAATACTGCTTTAAGTAAAGTTTCAGTTAAAGCTCTTTGGTTACCTGATGTTGCATCAGTAGGAGCAGCACCGCCACCAGCTCCAGAACCACCAGTTCCTCTTGATACATTAGATGTAATCCAAGATTCAAAACCACCAGTTACTCTAGCTGTTGTTGCATTACCTGTTGTTTTAGCACCTTTTTGACAAAGAGCTGTTTCCATATCTCTTTTTAATGCTTTAGACATAATAGCAAGTTGATGAGCCATTTCTGACTTTTTACCTGCTGGATCACTAGCTTGTTGTGAGCCAGTTACAGTTGCATCTCTTGATGAGATCATTGCCACATTACTTACTCTTGAAGTAGCAGTTGAAGCAGCTCTTGAAAGTTCAAAACCTTCTAGCTGACCACTTCCGCTTGGAGTTGGTAATGATTCTGTTTGCCAATCAAAAACTACATTCTTGATTGAGTTTTTTCCGATTGATGACATAAACGGAGTTTGCTGTGGAGAAATGTTATAGATAACATCACTTAGTTGTTCTCTATCAGCAGTCGCAGTATATGTATCAAAAGCGTTAGTTACTTTAGCCATATTTTTTCCTTATAAAAAAAAGTTTATATTATTTGTTCAAAAAGTTTAGCTGCATCTTGCACTTTGCCAGTTTTAGCTAATCTTTGTTTTGCTCTTTTCACAGGAGTTGTAGATTTTGGAACATTTGAAGTGCCAGGTCTTGCGGTACGAGCTGCCGCTTTCTTTTCAGTTGGTTTCACTTTAGTCGCTTGTTGTGTTTTGTTGTATAACCAGCCGTTTCTCAAACCAATTAATTGTCGGTAATCATAAACTGCATCAATTTCTTGTTGGGTATATCCCAAAACATTCATTGCATAATCTTTAATAGCAGTCTTTTCTCTACTTGCTATTTTATTATCTTGCCATTCAGGAATTAAATTAAGCAATTGTTGTTGTCCGTATTCAACAAATTGTTGAAATTTCTTTTGCTGTTCAACGTTAGATTCTTCTTGAATCCTTTTTGATTCAGCTTGCACGGCTTGCAACTTTTGCTTTTTCTCATTCCATACGTCTTTTTCACGGACATAAGCAATAGGATCTGCTTCGTAAAGTGCGTTCCAATCTGGCTCGTTTTCTAACTCGCCCTTCAAAGTTGATTCCATTCTAGGTAACAACTCTGCATAAATTGCATCTTTTTGAGAAACCTCTTGTTGTTGAGCTTCAATAGCTTTTCGCTGTTCAGCTAACTCTTGGGTTTTTCTCGTATAATCTCTTTGGCGACTGTATCCGTTTTGGAGTTCTTCAAGCGTGACCTGTGTATCTTCGCCGTCTACTTTAATAGTATATAGCTGTGGTTGCTCGGACTCCTCTTCTTCTACTTGATCTTCTTGGAGTTCTTGTTCTTCATCTTCTTCAACTTCGTCTTCTTCAAGGATTTCATCTTCGATAACTTCCTCTTCGTTAACTACATCTTCTGATGTTTGTTCTTGTATTTCGTTTTCTGATTGTTCCTCTGGAGTCAAAAAACTTTCAAAAGACTGTTCAGCCTCTTGTATGCTTGTTTGTAAACCAGTCGGCTTTGCGTTGTTGGTCATATTCATTCCTTAAAATGTAAAGTAATATTTTACTATATTACTTATATTTTACACAACTTTATGTAGTCTGCCTAATTGTGATTTTGTAATCTTACCTTTTTCTACAATAATGCGTAGATGTTTTTCAACTTCGGGTAACAGCTTAATAGCTTTGTGTAAATTTTCTCTTGTACTTATATCATCTGTTTCAGATGATAACCATAAGTTTGTATATTCATCTTTAAGTATTTGAATTGCTTTTTTAAATGTTTCAGAGTTTAGAATTAACTCTGCTTCGTTTGATTGTAATATTTCTTCTTGTGATGCCATATTAGCCTAAATTATCTAATACTCTTTGTATTCCTGCTAAATTTAAAGGGCTATAATTAGATGTTAATAATTCATTTTCTCTACCAAGAGAACCTGGCCCATCATCAATAAAAAGCTGATCGGCTCTTTTTGGTGGATTTTGCATTTTTGGTAAGCTAGGCCCACGAAGACCAGCAAAAGGAGTATATTCAAATGGATTTGGTACTACGCCAGTATTTATATCTTGTTGTGTAAATCCTTGTGGGTTATCAGAAGAATAAGCTACACCTGGAGCAATCATATTAGCTACATTTTCACCGCCAGCTATTGATTGTGCATAGTTTTGTCCAGAACTATAATTTGGATTCATTAATGAACCAGATAAATTAGATGAATCAAATAAATTTGCTTGATTGTTATAATCCATAAAATCTATCATATCATTTAATTTATTTTGATCTTGCATAACTCTATCTTCTGGAGTTTGATATAAATTATTTCTGATTAAAAAATCATCCATATTAAAAGTAGGAATTTGATTTCTGTCTTCAAAAATACTACGAGGTATATCAACTGGCCTTTTTACTAAAAGATCATCTATTTCAGTTACAGCTGGTACTGTAGGAACAAAATAACTTAAAGGATCATCAGGAGTTTCTTCTAATAATGATGGAAGCCTTTGAGAAAAATCTTGCTCAATAGACATAAAATTATCTCTATTTGATATAGATGGTGGTTTGTTAAACATAAAATCCATTTCTAGCATATTTTTCTCCTAGTCTTTGGTTAGTTTAGCAAAAATTTATACTTCGTGCCATTCTTTGCCTTCATATAATAAGGCTTCTGCTTCTCTTCTTCTAACAAGTCCTTCTAAAACTTGTCTTTCTCCATTTACAGTTGCTTTGTTCCATCTTTTCATTTGTGGAACTACCTCATCATATTCTTGATTATTTAATTTTTTTAACATAGTTGAAGAGTTAAGATTACCTACACCTAAATTAAAAGTCCATGATACTAAAGCATCAAACTGACATTGAACCATAGACCTTTTTACAGCTTCATTTACAGCTTTTTCAAATACTTCTACATCTTTTAATAATAGTTCTTCGGCTTCTTCTTGGGTAATTTTATCGCCTTCTTTTACACCTTTAGTTGATCCGTAGCCTATTGTCCAAACGCCAGCAGCGCATTTATAAGCTTCAAGCTTACAACCCTCAAACTTTTTAATTAAAGTTAATCCTTCTTTTGATATATTCATATCACTCCTTTTTATCGCTAGTGTGAGATGCTCCAAAATAGAACGAAATAATTGCACTTGCTAATCCTCCAAGATAACCTAAAACTAAATTAATCAGTGCTTCAGAGTTTTGTTCTGGTGGTTGTAATGTAACTAAAAATATATAACCAAGAAAACCCGCTATAGTAAATAAACCTATAATTCTTGCAGTCCAATCTTTACTAAATAAACCTCTGGCGTTTTGTTTATCTTGTGTTTCTAATTTAAAAACATCAACATCAAGTTCTTTCATTTGAACTTCAAACTCTTGTTCTGCTTTTTTAAGTTCAAGCATTTGTTCTGGTGTGGCGTTTTGTATTGCTTGTTGCACAGATTTTTGGTCGTTAGATACACCCAATACATCTGCTATTTTGTTCATAGCCATTCCGCCTAAAGGCCCGCTAATTGCTGTGCCTAATGTTGGTGCTACAGCACCTATTATATTTTTTAAAATATTCTTCATAAAATCACCGTTATTATTGCAATAGATAAAGCGCCAATAAAACCAAAGACTCCAAATGTTGCCATTTTAATAGTGTTATTAATTGCTGCTATTTCTTGTTTTATATCTGCAAACTCATTAAATGCTGTTTTCCAGCGTTCTTCGTTTTCTTTTTTTGAAACCGCTAAGTCGGCAGCTACATGGCTTGCTGTTATTCTTTTTGTAGTCATATAGTTGTATAGATTTTTAAATATTTTGATTTTCCTTTAACCTTAATAGATTTTAGTGATTTTAACTCAAAATCGCAATTTTTTGCAGTATTTTCACCAATTAGTATATCGACACCAACATCTTTAGTTGCTGACTCTAATCTTGCTGCGGTGTTTACACAATCACCAATAGCTGAATAATCAAACCTAGTATCACTACCCATGTTGCCAATAACAGCCTCTCCAGTATTTACTCCTATGCCAATTTTTAACGGCATATCAACAACTTGCATATCTTCTTGTATTTTTTGTGCAGCAAGTATTGCTTGGTTTTCATGCTCTGGTAAATCTAACGGAGCATTAAATATAGCCATCATCGCATCGCCAATATATTTATCTACCATGCCACCATGCTCTTGTACTGCATTAGATTGTATTGTTAAAGCTTGGTTCATTAATTCAGTAACCTGTTCTGGTTGTAATTTTTCTGACAAAGAAGTAAATCCTCTAACATCAGTAAATAAAAATGTTGCTTCTTTTTTTTCACCACCAAGTTTTAATAAACTAGGATTGTCTTGTAATTGTTTTACTTGGCGTGGATCAAGATAATGTTCAAATTGTTTTTTTATCTCTTGTCGTAATTTATATTGTTTTTGGTAGTTAAGATAGAAAGAAATAGTAGAAGTTATGATTTGTGACACAAAAGTCCATGAAAAATCAATTAAATATCCTTTTTGAACGCTAAAAACGCTTGAGAAGCCCGTGGTGAGCAAGATAATTCCAACTATACTTGCACCCTTAACTACATTGAAATAATTGATTGTGAGCCATGTCAGCGACACAAAAATTAGCAAAATTAAAATTTCGGCCGCCAAATGCCAATCTGGGACACTTGGTGAATTTTCTATCAAAATTGACTCAGCTAATGCAGCTTGAATTTTGTGTGGCTCAAGTAATCCAACTGGTGTTGCAACTTGTGGCATAATACCTGGAGCAGTTACACCAACAAAAACAAACTTACCATTAACATTCATCTCTTGTAA